AAAAAACTTGGTTCAACAAGTTTAGGTAGAGCTACCGTTTACACTATTGGTCACATAGTAATTGCAATGACTTGTAACAGATTAATTACAGGTGCAGAATGGTCACTTGCAGGTGTTGACGCAATAGTAGAACCAATGATTAATGGTGGGTGGTATTACCTACTAGATAGAATGTGGACAAAAAATGACAAAGTATTATAAAATATCACCAAAGTTTAAAAAATCAATTTACGAATATCAAACATTTAGAGATGAAGACAAAGGTGTTTCTTGTGAAACTGAGGAAATGTATCGTTGGGGTCATTGTATTTTAAAAGTTGATAATGATGAGGAATTACAAGATATAATTGGTGATAAAGATGATGACCGAAATGAATTTGAATTTGACCATACTATGGTTGAAGACCAAGAGGTAGATGACCAATGCTCTTTTTACTTTAATGATGTAAAAGGAATGAGTGTTGAAGAATTAGAAGAAAAATATGATGAAGATGGCCACGATTATTTACTAGATACTTTTGGTGAACCACACGATTTCTATACCGTATACCACGGTGAACTTGAAGTAAAGGAAGTTACAGATGAGTGGCAAGGGAAGTAAACAAAGACCAACTGATAAGTCTAAGTTTGATGTGAACTATGACCGTATTTTTGGTAATACCGAAAATCACAAAAGAAATGTAAGAACTTTGGCTGAAAACGCAAAAGATAAAAAGATGACCAGAAAGGTCGATACTTATGAATATGAAGATTTAGAAACCTGTATCAAAACAGACCAGGTGCCAGAAGCTGAAATTGCAGAACTATTTACAGATAAAGACTTTTATAAATGGTACGCAAAACGAAACTTCTAGTGCGTATAAATAGTAATACTGAATGACAAGGAGAAATTATGGTTACACAGAATCCAAACATAATGAGTAAAGCCGCTATGACAGCTATGTCAAGTACATCTGGCTCTGGCGATATACTCTTATCAGAAATCTTAACTAAAGTTAATAACGCAAAAGATAAACCTAAAAAGAAGGCTGTATTACAACAGTATGATACACCTGCTATGAGAATGATACTCAAAGGTGCATTTGACCCTAATATTAAGTGGGCTTTACCGACAGGTACACCACCATATATTGCTAATGAGGCACCAAAAGGTACAGAACACAGTTTATTAAAAAATGAGAGTAAACGACTATGGCATTTTGTCGAAGGTGCAGATAATGACACCACAAAGACACAAAAAGAAACCATGTTTATTCAAATGCTTGAAGGTTTACACCAGGAAGAGGCAGAACTCTTAATTGGTGTAAAAGATAAAACCCTTAATAAAATGTACAAAGGTTTAACAGCGGCTTTAGTGAAAGAAGCATACGATTGGAACGACAATTTTATGCAAAACGAGAACAAGTAGAGAACATTTGGTGTGACAAAACTGTCACACCCTCTACAAATCGTTGATTTTACTCGCTTTTTATTTTAAAAAAAAGTGAAAAAAGTGCTTGCCACCAGCTACCTTTTAGTGTATTATATAAATATAAATGATAACAAAAGGATACATTATGAAAAAAGTGATTTTAGCCGTAGTTATGGTATTAGTTGTCGGTTTCGGCATGCTAATAAACGGTCTAAATAAGGCACATGCTGGTGAGTACGAAACGGCCGTTATTGGTCACATTATTACAAACTCATCCGAAATAGATAAAGAGAAATTATTTGAAGCAGAATTGGCCAAAATTGGTCATAAGTATGCATTAGAAATGGTTTCTGTTATGCAACAATATTTACCAGCCATTATTGATGGTGCAATGGCTGACCTTAGATTAAAACTTGACCAACAATATAAGTGTGAATTACTAGGTGACACGAAAATTGCTGATAAAGAATGTCAGTAATGGAAATATTAGAAATGATACAGGCGTTTGTACCATACGAAGTTAAAATGATAATATATGTTGGTACTGTAATGTACCTTTATTTAATTTTTAAAGAATATAAACATGGCAAAAAATAAATCAAAGAAATTTCAGGACGGTGTTCCAGAAATACCCTTTACATATGACTTTTACTTGGTGTATTGGGAGGATATTCAATCAGATGCTGGTTGGAAATCTATAAAAGACATTGAAAGAATGAAACCTGCTATTTGTGTATCAACGGGTTGGTTGGTAAAGAAAGACGCAAAGGTTCATGTTTTGATGAGTGACTACAATTATGATGATAATTACGAACTTGCAGATGGTGGTAACACAACAGTTATACCAACTAAGAATGTAATTAAAAAATTCAAAATTGCAGATTTGTAATAAACTAACTGAGAGAGGACTATATAATGCAAAAGCGAAAAGTAAAAGAACTAGACCATCATTTGAAATCTATCATTGATAGTGTACCAGATAAACTGTTAAACTTCCGTGATAACAAACTTGAAAGTAAAATGACTTACTATACTGGTAATTGGGCAACAGATGTTTGTAACAATTACACAGAAAAACAATCAGAAAAAATCTTTAAGAAAATGGCTAAGATTATGGATGACCCCAAACTTGCCTTTTTTCAAAAGAAGAACAAAGATATTCAGATTGGTACATGGTCAGAATATGGTGAACAGAAACCAGAAACCATTACAAGTTACGAATATATTGTAATGAGAAAAAGAGGATAAATGAAGGCATTTTGGCACGATACAAAGGTCGTGTTAAATACATTGGCCTTTGTCTTTGTTGTTGGTGCAATACTAACAACAATATACCTTTACAAGTCGCCTTATACACTTGAAGTTAAGGCAGACGAAACTGTAGTAATAGAAAAGCCTGATTTTGAACACGACAGTAATCAGACTTTTTTAGATAATGTCAATAAATGTGTAGATTATATCTACCACTCCACAAGTGATATATTTCCTGTAAATAGAGAACTACTGTTAGCTCAGGCCGCCTTAGAAAGTGGTTGGGGTACAAGTAGATTTGCAAGAGAAGGACGCAATCTATTTGGTATGCGAACATATGATTTGAGAGAACCACATATGTTACCTTCAAATAATCCTAAAAAGTGGGGTGTAAAAGTATATGAACATGAGTGTGATAGTGTATTACATTATATCAACACACTAAATAATGGTACAGCTTTTGGTAAATACCAGGAGATGAGAGATAATGGTGTTGATGACCCTTTTAAATTACTACATACATTAGAAGCATATGCCTCAGATAAAAAATACTTTCCGAAAGTTGAAGGCATTATCAAATTAATTAGGAAAGAATATATACTGAACTACATAAAAGAGTAACAAATATATGTTTGCAATTATTATAACTTTTATATCAGCCATTTCTATATCTGCTATAGCGGCTGGTTATTCTATTATAGGTCTAGCAACACTATTTGCAGGCGCCACATTACCTATTATTGCAATGGGTAGTGCATTAGAGATTGGTAAACTTGTAGCCGCCAGTTGGTTGTATAATAACTGGCACAATAGTTTAGTACCAAAAACAATAAAGGCATATTTAACAACTGCTGTTATTGTTTTAGTTTTTATTACATCTATGGGTATCTTTGGTTTCTTATCAAAGGCACACCTTGACCAAGTGCAACCCACATCAAGTAACAATATTAAAATAGAACTGATTGACAAACAGATTGGTCAACAACAACTTATTATAGACAGGTCAACTAAGACATTAGACCAGTTAGATAAAGCATTAGATGTTTATATTGACACTGAATATGTAACTAGAGGTCTTAAAGAACGAGAAAAACAGGCACCAGAAAGAGAAGCATTACAAAGTAGTATTAATAATGCAAGTGATAAAATTGGTGAACTTACAGAACAAAAATCAATATTACAATTAGAACAGGATAAGATAGAGGCCGAAGTTGGTCCTATTAAATATATTGCAGAACTAATTTATGGTGATGAGGCAAAAGACCATTTTGATGAAGCTGTAAGGTGGGTTATAATTGCATTGATATTTGTATTTGACCCTTTGGCTGTATTACTATTGATAGCGGCCAATATTTCGTTAAGGAGTAGAAAAGTTGAACAACAATCTGAAAGAGAAAAAGACGAAGAGAATAAGCTCGAGCTCGCTAGTAAGGAAAAAGAGAAGGCAGAAAAAGAGGCTGCTAACGCAAAAGTTAGAGCGAAGAGAACACGAGATAGAGAAAAAGTTTACAAAGATTTTTTTAGAAAATTAGGTCAACGAGATTTAAAAAACCGTGATTATGAGAAGTTTTTTAGAGAAATGGGTACAGCAGAATTAAGAAAACTAGGTTTGGATCCAGATGAAATACGAATAAAGTTAGACCAGATAATGGAGTGGAATGACGGTCCGGCTGCGACAAAAAGCACACCTAAGCGTTATTTAGAGGTTGACAATATTAAAAAATAATGTTATACTGTAAGTATTATGATAGAAAAAGTTGATATAGAAAGATTGATTATGCCAAGTTTAACACATTTGACAAGTGTACAAGTTAAAAGAATTACAAATGCCGAAAATGCATGTAAGAATTCAATGTCAGATTGGGCTAAAGATTATTGGTTTAATATATTTCAAACATTATGTAAGAAGTATGATGCTATGGAATACTTCAGAAAGGTGATACACTAATGAATATTTTTTACTTACATGAAAATCCAGTAAAGGCGGCTGAAATGTCATGTGACAAACATGTCACTAAAATGATATTAGAGTCCGCTCAATTGTTATCTACTTGTCATAGAGTACAAGACGGTACAGAATACTATGATAAGACAGCAAATGGTCGTAAGATTAAAAGATGGCGTCACCCTAATTCAAATATGGATGCTGTATTGTACAAAGCTGGTTGGATTAAACACCCTAGTACATTATGGTTATTTGAAAGTGCATATAACTATATTTGGTTATATCAACATTTTATGGCTCTTAATGAAGAGTGGAAGAAAAGATACAACCACACTAAAGACCATTTAGCAGTGCAGAAATTAGGTCAGTTACTTAAAACGCCACCTAAAAATGCAAAGATAAATACACAGGCAACACCTATCAAACCTGCTATGCCTGAACATTGTAAAATACCAGGCGATGGTGTTGGTAGTTACAGAAAATATTATATATTAGAAAAACGAAGATTTGCAACTTGGAAGGCACCAGCCGTAACACCAAGTTGGTACTTAGAAGGAGTAAACAATGGCTAATGTAGGCGAATATAATAGAGAAAATATGATTGAAGCAATTGAGAACCACGCAAAAGGTCATATTGCAAAACACTCAATGAATGTTGAAGTGTATCTAAAAAATGCAGCTGGTGTTGGTGAACATCCAGATATTTTAGAAGCAGTTGAAAAAGAACTAAAAATCATTGCTGAATACCACGACCAACTTGAAGTATTACATAAATATTTTAAGAAGAAAGACCCATTTAAACCGAATGAATAAAATTATTGCTAAGATAGGAAGCTATCACAGTAGATTTTTTGCTTATGTATCAAACAAAGCCAAAACATCTAAAATATGGGCAATAGTTTTATCATTACTAGTAGTGTATGAACTGATAGAACATATTGTATATCCTATCTTAGTACCATATTTACTATACTTAAATTTTTGGAGTAAATAATGCCAACATACGATTTTGAAAACACCAAAACTGGTGAAGTAACTACTGAAATGATGAGTATTGCTGAACTAGATGATTTTAAAGCAAAAAATCCACACATGAAACAATTAATTACAAAAGTTAATATTTCAAGTGGTGTTGTTGGTGTTGGTCGAATGAGAAATGATGATGGTTGGAGAGAAATGCAAAGTAGAATTGCAGAAGCACACCCACAATCAAACTTTGCTGACCAATTTGGTAAAAAATCAATTAAAGAGGTTAAAACGAAGCAGGTCTTAGAGAAACATAGAAAAAGACAGGCCTCTCAACGAAAAGGAAAATAACATGGCAGATATACCAGATTATTTAAGGGAGTATGACCTAAGCGAAGATTGGGGTATGACACCGGTTGCAAAACCAGCTGAAACAGCACCTGCTATT